GCCGCTGGTGTTGGCGGTGCGATCACGGGTCGTGGTGCTGATTTATTAATCATCGATGATCCACACAAAGAACAAGATATTAAGAAAGATGGTAAATCTTTTGACAAAGCCTGGGACTGGTATCTATCAGGTCCAAGACAACGTTTACAGCCAGGAGGTAAAATTATCGTGGTGATGACACGTTGGTCAACTAAAGATATTACCGGACAACTTCTAAAAAGTATGTCAGCTGATGATGCTGATAAATGGAAGGTTATAAAATTTCCAGCCATCTTACCTTCAGGTAAACCGTGCTGGCCAGAATTTTGGAAACTGAAAGAATTACAAAGGACTCAGGCAACGCTGACCGGGGCTAGATGGAATGCTCAATATATGCAAGAGCCAACATCAGAAGAAGGTGCCTTGATCAAAAGAGACTGGTGGCAAGACTGGCCTCACCAAAGACCACCCAAAGTAGAATTTATTATTCAAAGTTATGATACGGCGTTTACAAAACAAACAACTTCAGACTATTCAGCTATTACGACCTGGGGTGTTTTTAACAAAGAAGGCGATGGTCAACACGCAATCTTATTAGCGGCTGAGAAAAATAGAATGGATTTCCCCGATCTACGAAGAAGGGCCCACGAACTGTATTTAGAATGGAGACCTGATCAAGTTATCGTTGAGGCTAAAGCTTCTGGTCTGCCCCTGATCCACGAACTAAGAAATATGGACATCCCAGTAATTAACTTTACTCCCTCTCGAGGAAATGATAAGATTTCTAGAGTGAACGCTGTTGCACCTCTTTTTGAATCTGGCAGAGTATGGGCTCCTTTTCATCAAACCTTTGCTCAAGAAGTGATAGAAGAATGTGCTGCGTTTCCAAATGGAGATTACGATGATTACGTTGACTCCACGACGCAAGCAATTTCAAGATTAAGGGGAGGTTATTTTTTAACTCACCCGGAAGACAAAGTACAAGAACCTATTACAAGGGAGATTATAGAATATTATGGCTAGTTTTGCATTTGGTCGAACATTATTACAGTTAGCAGGAAGACTTGGTGTTAGACCAAGAGACTTAGCTAAAGCCGATGATATAGCTTTCATTGGAACGGGAAACAAAAGTCTCTTCTCAAATTCAAGATTAGATCCTAGATCTATCGGTGCAAATTTTAAAAATAAAACAGACTTAGCAGACGACCAGTTTCTCAATATTACTAACAGCGTTAACTTATTTAAGAATGGAAAATTAAATCCTATTGAAGAAAGAATATTAATGGATAACGTTTCAGACCTTGTTCGATTTAAAGAAACAGGAAAACTTTTGCCAAAGGGTGGCATTATCACTTCTGAGACTTTTAAAGAATTAGGAAGACGTAAGGCTCCAGGTTCAGAGTTCAAGGAACTGGGACAAAGACTTGCTAAACAAAAGAAAAATAGATTTCCAGGTAATGTAACACCTGAAGTTAAATCAGCGTTAAAAGAAATAGATAATAAAATCGTGGCAAGTGGTCAGATTACAATGAAAGATTTTGCTAAATTATCTGAGATTGAAAAGAATAGAATTAGAAGAGTATTCGAACCAGGGCTCGAGGAACTTTTTCCTTTCTTAAAATTTGCAGGCGGCGGTATGGTTCCTGAAAGTTTTGGTCTAGCAAACATCCTGGCGGTATAATGAAAGAATTTATAGAGATCCTAGAGCAAATTGAAACTCAAAGTAAATTAAAAAAGTACGATCCCTTAGATAAAACAACTTATCCATCTGACCCTGAACAGAGAAGAAAGCTATTGGCAGAGCCAGAAAAAGATCCTGCAGTAGAGATACTGGAATTAGATGACTAAGAAATTAACTAAAACAATACCCCCTAAATCAGGTCCACAAGCACAGGGGTTGAATATTCAATATAATACTGTTAAGAATGTAGGATTGGAGAAACCATATGGCAGAAGACAACATCGACAAAGCTCTACCCAACGTAGAGCAAACAATAGAATTACCTAGCGAAGAAGAATTAGTAGAAGCGGCTCAGTCTGACGAAGACCAAGTCCCCTCTCCTGAGAATACTGAAATCGTACAAGGTGAAGATGGCAGCGTAGAAATTAATTTTGAACCCGGTGCCGCGAGTCCTGAACAAGGTGGCGATCACTATGCTAACCTAGCTGATTTATTACCGGACGATGTATTAGATCCTATCGGATCAGATTTATATAATAATTATATGCAGTACAAATCTTCTAGAAAAGAATGGGAAGATAGTTATACAAAAGGTTTAGATTTATTAGGTTTCAAATACGACAACAGAACACAACCCTTTCAAGGCGCATCAGGTGCAACGCACCCTGTTCTTGCAGAAGCTGTAACTCAGTTTCAAGCACAAGCTTACAAAGAATTATTACCAGCTAACGGACCTGTTAGAACACAGATCGTAGGTCTTGCAGATCGTGCAAGAGAAGCTCAGTGTAAACGTGTTAAAGATTTTATGAATTATCAGCTGATGGATCAGATGAAAGAGTATGAACCTGAATTCGATCAAATGTTATTTTATCTTCCTCTATCAGGTTCTTCTTTTAAAAAAGTTTACTACGATGAACTTTTAGGTAGAGCGGTTTCTAAATTTATTCCAGCCGATGATTTAATTGTACCCTACACAGCTACATCATTAGATGATGCTGAAGCTATAATGCACGTATTAAAAATATCTGAAAATGATTTAAGAAAAAAACAAGTCGGTGGTTTTTATAGAGACATCGAAGTTAATCCAACTTATGTTCAAGAAACTGAAGTTGAGAAAAAAGAAAGAGAACTTGAAGGTGTTAAGAAAACAAGAGATGAAGATACTTATCAATTAATTGAATGCCACGTTAATTTAGATCTAGAAGGTTTTGAAGATAGAGATGAAGCTGGCGAAGAGACAGGAATTAAATTACCTTACATTGTAACGATCGAAGCAGGCACAAGAAAAGTTTTATCAATTAGAAGAAATTACGCTGTAGGTGATCCAACAAAACAAAAAACACAATACTTTGTACACTTTAAATTTTTACCCGGTTTAGGTTTTTATGGATTTGGTTTAATCCATATGATTGGCGGCCTCTCAAGAACTGCAACAGCAGCATTACGTCAATTACTCGATGCAGGTACCCTATCCAATCTACCTGCAGGTTTCAAACAGCGGGGCATTCGTGTCAGAGACGAAGCTCAAGCGATTCAGCCTGGTGAGTTCAGAGATGTGGACGCACCAGGTGGAAACATCCGAGATGCTTTCTTACCTTTACCTTTCAAAGAACCATCTGCAACATTATTACAATTGATGGGTGTTGTTGTTCAAGCTGGCCAAAGATTTGCATCAATTGCAGATTCACAGGTTGGCGATATGAACCAGCAAGCTGCAGTAGGTACAACTGTTGCATTACTAGAACGTGGTTCACGTGTAATGTCAGCTATTCACAAAAGATTATATGTTGCAATGAAACACGAATTTAAATTATTAGCTGGCGTTTTTAAAACTTATTTACCACCAGAATATCCTTACGACATTGTAGGTGGCCAAAGAAACATTAAGGTTCAAGATTTTGATGACAGAGTTGATATTATTCCTGTCGCTGATCCAAATATATTCTCTCAAACACAAAGAATATCTATGGCACAAACAGAGTTACAATTAGCTCAGTCTAATCCACAAATTCATAATTTATACGAAGCATATCGTAATATGTATGAAGCGATTGGGGTAAGAGACATTGATAAAATTTTACCACCACCTCAACAACCTATGCCAATGGATCCTGCAACAGAAAATATCTTAGCTTTATCAGGAAAACCTTTTCAAGCATTCAAAGGACAAGATCATAGAGCACACATTACCGTGCATTTAAATTTTATGGCAACTAATTTAGCTAGAAATAACCCTATTGTATTAGGTGCATTAGAAAAAAATATTTTTGAACACATATCATTGATGGCACAAGAGCAAATTGAAATAGAATTTAGAGAAGAGTTACAGCAATTAGCACAGCTACAAGCTAATCCTGCTCTTGCACAACAAGATCCTAACGTTCAACAACAAGTTTTATCTATAACATTGTCTATGGAGTCTAGAAAAGCTAAATTAATTGCAGAAATGACCCAAGAATTTAAAGATGAAGAGAATAAAATTATGGGTCAATTCGGAAATGATCCGATTGCTAAGTTAAAATCTAGAGAATTAGATTTAAGAGCTATGGATGATGAAAGAAAACGTTCAGAAGGCGAAGATAGAATAGATTTAGACAGAATGAGAGCTATGATGAACCAATCTAACTTTGATGAGAAGCTTGATCAGAACAAAGAGCTTGCAATGTTGCGAGCTGGGGTTAGTTTAGCTAAATCCGGAGCTTCAAAAGTAAAAATTGAAGAAAAATAAGGTGTTGTTGATTAAAAAAGGTGTTATAAAATAAGAACTAAGGAGAAAAAATGGAAAAACTAGATAATATCAAAGAAGTTAAAGTTGGTGAGCAGCAAACTGAGATTGATCCTAGATCAAAAACAACTGCAGACCAAGCATTTAACTTAATTGGTACAGGTGGACCTGAGCTTGAAGTACAAGGTCAAGGTAAAGTGATGCCTGAGAAAAGAAGAAAATCAAAGGCGTACTAATGGCCTGGTTCAGTTTAGCAAAAATTGCTTTGCAAGCTGGTAGTAAGATATATTCTAATCGTCAGAAGACGAAGATGGCTATGTCTGACGCCCAACTTATGCATGCCGAGAAAATGGCCCGAGGAGAGGAGCAATACCAGGGCAAATTGCTAGAAGCTAGGCAAAACGACTATAAGGACGAATTTGTACTTGTTATAATTTCGGCGCCTATCATAGTTTTAATGTGGGCAGTGATGTCTGACGATCCAGCAGCGATGGAGAAGGTAAAACTCTTTTTTGAGTATTTCCAGTCACTCCCTAGTTGGTTCACAAATCTTTGGATACTTGTAGTTGCGTCGATTTTTGGTATAAAGGGTACACAAGTATTTAGAAACGGAGGTAAAAAATAATGGCTAAGAAAAAAAGTAAAAAAAGTAAATTAGCAAAAATTCTAGCGACTGGAGCAGCATTAGCTGGTCTTGGTGCTATTATGAAAAACAGAGGCGACAGAGGTTTAACATTTGTTGGTCAAGATATGAATACAGGTATGCTTCCAACAGGCGATGCAAGAGTTGCTGAAAACATTGCTAACTTTGACATGGGTATGTCTAGAATAGCAGACGCTGGCGGTGTAGCTAACATGAGAAAAGGCGGAAGAGCCGGCTACGGAAAAGGCGGAAAAGTTTCAAAAGGTTGTGGTAAAGTCATGGCTGGCAGAAATAAAAAAACTAAATATATCTAAGGAGAAGATATGCCAAATAGAAGATA